TAGTGAAACTATTGTAAATAATTTGCTAAAAGAAGTAGATACCGATAAATAAAACTAAACGAGGGATATAATGCTTTCTTCTCAATATAGACTCCGCATGGAGAGTATTTGTGGTAGAATTGCAAGGTGTGAGGAAGTTCAAATCGATGATATGATTTGGGCTCAGAAACTTGCAAAGTCAAATGGATCTGCTGAAGCAATGCTTCGTAGGGCAAGGCGAGCAGCAAATAATCCAGAGATGCAAGAAGGAAGTCTAGATGACTTTATGAATGCGATGGATCTTGGAGATCCAGATCCTTCAAATCATCGCACAGGATTTACAAGTGCTGATGATATAATCGACTTTTTCTCACAAGATAAACCAGAAGATTGGAGGCAGAGAGATTGAGTGAAACATTATATTATAGATATTCAGTTTATGGATGATGAAATAAAAACTTATAACGTCATTTCCACTGCTTCTAAATGGTTTGTATTACAGTCTACATTAGCACATGTATCAGAGTTTAAAAGTTATCTAATTAAATCTTATCAACTATGAATGAAACGGCAGTAATCTACAGTAACGGCAGTCAGGAGTGTGAGCGTATTGGTATGCTTCTTAAGAATCTTGGCGGTGAGTTTCACGAATATATTGAGGGTGTGGACTTTAGTGAACGTCAATTTGAGATGGAGTTTGGTAAAGAAGCAACATATCCTCAGGTAGCAATTGGTAGTAAACACATTGGGAGTATTAAAGAAACATTACAATATCTTAAGAACGAAGAACTTATTTAAAACTGTATCATAAAATACAAAAACACTTGACTATATAAGTTAATGGCACTATAATGTGCTTACGTTCAACCAGAAAACTGGTCGCAAGTAGGACGGCGGAACGGATCGTTCATCTCTTCGGAGACGCAAACCGCCCGAAGGAACGGGTTTTAATTAACTCATTTCTTTGGAGGCAATCTCATGGCTAAAGTCGTATATCGTGGTGCCGCTTATGACACCAATGACCGTCTGAATAAGATGGTTTGCACAAAAGAAACCTTTGTAGAGACCTACAGAGGTGTGAAGCATACTGAAACTAAAGAGGTATGCAAATGAAACTGAATGTCCTGCAGATCATTAAAGATCAAAAACAAAAACAGAATAGACTACATAAAGCACAAATTGCACAACTTGTTGGAGCAAAAAAATGCTAGCCGTAGCAGAAATAACTTTGGCATCAATGGCATTTATGCTATTGATAGTTGCTGAAGTTCACTTACTTAAGTGATTGGAGAGGGTTGACACCCTCTCTTTTTTTATGTAAAATAATAAAGGTACAGGATTTCCAATGGACAAAGAGAAACTTAAACTGATTATTAGAAATCTAGAATCTCTGGTAGAATGTTTAAAGTCAGAAGTTTATTCTGATGTAGATGCTTATAAGTATGAAGAACTAGGTCCAGCAATCACCGACTATGACGAAATCTTTTATGACGACGACTATGACGATAGTGTGATTAATCATATAAATAAATCATACCGATTAGTTAACGATGATGATGGAGACGGACTTTAAAATACTTGATGAGTATCCTCACTATAAAATATATCCGGATGGGAAAATTTACTCTATTAAACTTAAAAAATATATCAGTGGACATAAAAACAAGAGAGGATATTATGCTTTTACTTTGTACAACTTAGAGGGAAAAAGGAAGCATAAAGGATTGCATCAACTTCTTGCTATGGCATTTATTCCAAATCCAAAGGGATATGAAATAGTCAGACATCTTGATGACGATAAAGATAATAATTCTTTATCCAATCTAAAATGGGGAACAATAAAAGAAAATATTGAAGATGCTATTAGGAATAATATCTTTAAAATGCCAGACAACTCTAGAAAATGGTTGGTCAAATCTCCTGGTGGTGATATAATAGAAGTGAGTAATCTTTCTAAATTTTGTTTGGACCACAATTTATCAAAACAAAATTTGCACAAGACATACAAAGGTGATAGAAGTCACCACAAGAATTATCAATTATTGAGGATGTTATGACTAATGTATGAAGATTTAGATTCCTTCGAAAGGGCATTGCAACACTTTGGTACTCGCACCGATGTTATTATTGCAATGGAAATGGGAGATAAGATTGATGGAGAGACTGCCTATCAACTTATCAAAGCAGAGTTGAAAGAACTCAAAAAGAAACGTAAAACTTATAAGAAAGAAAATGAGTGAGCAAGTAAAACTGATTTCTGTGACCCCTGACGCCGAGAAGACCATGGGTTACGTAGCGAGGGTCAGCAACCCCGCTAACCAAGAGAATCCAAACGTTGCGGGTCTTCTTAAGTATTGTGTGAAACACCAGCACTGGAGCGTCTTTGAGCAGGCATTCATGACGCTTGAGATCGAAACCACTAGGGGCATCGCAGCACAGATCCTCAGGCACCGTAGTTTCACCTATCAGGAGTTCTCTCAACGCTATGCTGATAGTTCTCTTCTGGGAGATAGTATTCCTCTCTTTGACTTGCGTCGTCAGGATACTAAGAACCGTCAGAACTCTATTGATGATATTGATGATTCAGTAAAGAAAGAGTTTGAGAATAAGATTCGCAAGCACTTTGATGACTCTATGGTTCTCTATCAGTCTATGCTTGATATGGGAATCGCAAAGGAGTGCTGTAGATTCGTTCTTCCACTGGCAACTCCTACCCGTCTTTATATGGCAGGTAGTTGTAGATCATGGATCACATATATTGCACTTCGGGAAAAATCAGGAACTCAAAAAGAACATATGGATATTGCCAAAGAATGTAAAAAAATCTTTGCCGAGCAATTTCCTGTTTGTGCCGAAGCACTTGGGGGAGTAGAAAATGATTGGATTTTGTAATGTGATGTAAATATAAATAATGGTAGAGTAAAACTATCATATTATGGTTTCACATTACATTTATAAAATAACAAATTGCATTAATGAAGAGATTTATGTTGGAAAATCTAAAAACCCAAAGGCAAGATGGAGACAACATAAATCTCATTCTAAAAAAAGAAATACAAAATTGTATTATGCAATGAGAAAATATGGTGTAAGTAATTTTTTATTTGATATTTTGGAGGAGTGTAATGAAAAAAATGTAAATGAAAGAGAAGTATACTATGTTTCTTCTTTAAATCCATATTATAATATGACTAATGGTGGAGATGGGGGAGGATTTCTGAACAAAAAGCATGGAAATAATTGGAAATCTGCAATTAAACAAAGTAATTCTAAAAAAGTTGCTTGTTATGATTTAAATGGAAATCTAATACAAACATATGATAGTTGCAGAGATGCCTCTTATGATCTTTTTGGTAAAGAATGTAGAGGGATAGATGCTGTAACCAGAGGAGAATATCAAACCTATGGTGGATATCAGTGGAAAACCTTTAAAGATGCGCCAAAACCAAATATTGCACCATATAAAAGAACATCACACAAAATCAAAAAAATAGCTAAGTATTCTATTGATGGAAAATTAATTAAAATGTATGATAGTATGACTGTTGCTGCAAAAGAAAATGATGCTTCTACTTCCAAAATAACTCTTGTCTGTCAGAATAAGAGAAAAACACATAAGGGATATATTTGGAAATATCTTCTCATTTAAACAATAAATAAGTTCACACAATTTAGGAGGTGAAAATTTTGGCAACATATCCAATAGTTCACAAAGAAACTGGTGAACAGAAAGAAGTCACGATGAGTGTTAATGATTGGGATCAATGGAAAGAAGACAATCCTGATTGGATTCGGGATTGGTCTGATCCATCTACTTGTCCTCAACCAGGAGAGGTTGGTGAATGGAAAGATAAACTAATCAAAAAGCATCCAGGATGGAATGACGTTCTAGACAAAGTATCAAAGGCACCAAAGTCCAAAGTAAAAAAGATTTGATTTCTATGACAAAAAAGAGAGCTGCTAATCCAGTACCATTTGGAACAAGCAATAGGGCAATGAAAAGAAAGAAACCAATCAATCTTGACTACATGAAAAAGATTGAACCTTTGACTGAGAATCAAGAGACTTTATTTTCTAGATATGGTTTAGATCAAAATCTTGTTGCTTATGGTTGTGCTGGAACAGGTAAAACTTTTATTACTCTCTACAATGCTCTAAGGGATGTATTAAATGAAAAGTCGCCATATGAAAAGATTTATATCGTAAGGTCTCTTGTAGCAACTAGGGAAATTGGATTTCTTCCTGGGGACCATGAAGATAAGTCTTCTCTTTACCAGATTCCATATAAGAACATGGTAAAGTATATGTTTGAAATGCCAGATGATGCTTCTTTTGAAATGCTTTATGGTAATCTCAAAACGCAAGGAACCATCAGTTTCTGGAGCACTTCCTTTATTCGTGGAACAACTCTGGATAATGCAATCATTATTGTAGATGAATTCCAAAATCTAAATGGTCATGAGTTGGATTCTATCATCACCCGTGTTGGTGAAAATTCAAAGATTATGTTCTGTGGAGATGCAACTCAGACTGATTTGATTAAGACAAATGAAAAGAATGGCATTATTGACTTTATGAAAGTCTTGCGTATTATGCCATCTTTTGATATTATTGAATTTGGTATCGAAGATGTCTGCCGAAGCGGACTTGTTAAAGAGTATCTAACTGCAAAACATCAATTGGGAATGTAATTTAATGATCTTTAATCATGTAGACGTAGACCTCCCTAGTCTAAAAAGGGAGGTCATTGATGGTGTGAGATATTATAAAATTGAAGATATCGAAGATCCATTTAAAGCAGTCTCAATTACTTCGGTCATTAGTCACTATAACAAAGAAATCTTTGAGAGGTGGAGGAAGAAAGTTGGAGAAGAAGAAGCAAATAAAGTTACCAAGCAAGCAACAAGTAGGGGAACTGATGCCCATACTTTAATTGAGAACTATCTTTATAATAGAGAACTTCCTCCAGTTCAACCAATCTCAGAATATTTGTTTAAAATTGCTAAGCCTGAACTTAACCGCATAAATAATATTTACGCCCTAGAAGGTTCTCTTTATAGTAAGTTCTTGGGTGTTGCGGGAACAGTTGATTGTATTGCAGAGTTTGATAATGAACTTGCGATCATCGACTTTAAGACTTCAAAAAAACCAAAGCCAAGAGATTGGATCGAACACTATTTTGTACAGTGTTGTGCTTATGCGTGTATGCTACATGAGATTACTGGAATCTCTGTAAAGAAATTTGTCATCATTATGACTTGCACTAATGGTGAAGTTGTTGTCTATGAGGAACGAGATAAAGAAAAGTATATCCGTCTCTTAACCCAATACATAAAAAAATTTGTAAAAGACAAGATGGACAACTATGCCACCTAAAAACCAGATAGAAGAAGAGTTTACTAAAAAATTTATGTGTGCTGAAAAATTTGCGAGAGACGTTGAAGAGATCGTCAAAAATGATAATGACCTTGATTATATTGGAGCAATAGTTTTCTATTGCGAAAAGAATAATATTGAATTGGAATCAGTACCTAAATTGATTTCAAAACCACTGAAAGAAAAGATTCGTTGGAACGCAATGGAACTTAATTTTCTAAAGAAAACATCTAAAGCTAAACTGCCTGTTTGATTTTACTTTTATACT